GCTCGATGGCCGAAGCTGGAAGAAGCTCGGCGCTGCGGACCGAGAAAAATATAGCTGGGACAATTATAAGCGAGTGGCTAAAGGCCAGTCGAAACGAAACAAACGGTCGCATCATAAGCGGCAGTAGGAGGTTACATAATGTCAGTCGCACTTACCATTCAGGGCATGCTTGATTACATCGCAAAAGTGCGTCAAATCTCTCAGGACAACGTTACCGGGGGCACCGACCTGTGGTCACGGGTGGATGCTTCGGATGATGAGGCTTTTGAGAATCGCGTCAAGGGACAATATCTCACCGATGCGGATACCGCGCTTGAAACGGGGGCTTTGTGGTCTGCTCCCGCGCTCAAAAAAGTGTTTACCCTGCTCGAAGATTACTGCCGTATCGATGCTGGCGAGTCGGTTCCCTACCTGGGCAACTATCTTGCATCGTTGGGGATACGTGCTCCGTGGGAGGCAGCGGAGGCAATAGCCGAAGGTGGTATCACTCGATTGTTACCGGGCAGGGTTTTTGCCAAGGGCACCTTGCCCGCAAATGAGGCTGACCCGGACCCGGCAACATCCGGAATGCACAAATTCGGCAGGTGGGCATCGACAGGGGCTACTGCCGGCACATTCACGGAAACCGACGGGGAGCTGCTCATCACGCGGATAAGCGGCGCGCCGGTGATGGCCGTGAATATGTCCGCCAACCAGACCGCTACGCTCACGATCCGATGCTATAAAGCCGACCAGACAGCCTATAAGGACATCGCCGTCGGGTTCTCGGGGGCGAGTCAGTATACCCAGGTTATTGCAGGCCAGGCCGCCGTCACGAGCTCGATATCAGCCGGAGCCACGAGCATAGCGAGCACTGGCGTAGGGTCTGCAGGCAACATTATCGCAGGTGAATACGCGCTTATTTGGGAGTCCGATGACCTTCAGGAAGTGATTCTTGTCGGCACGGTCACCACAAACGCCATAGCAGTTGCGGCAGGTGTAAAAAACACCTATACCACTGGTGCGGTAATTATGCCGCTCTTCACTGATGCCGTGCCCCAATCCGTAACCGGGGCCACAAACGGGCAGAACATCGACATATTCGCGAGGCCCGATAGGATAATCGATATCACATGATAACCGATGAGATCGCGCAATATCTTGACGAGCAGGGAATCGGCATTTATGACCCGGACGGGATTACTTCGACTATTTTCGTTGAAAATATGCCTGACCAACCGGACGTGGCTATATGCATTTACTCTTCAGCCGGCCAGTCTCCCGATACAAAAACCAACGTGGGTAGGCCGGGTGTCCAGACGATCACGCGCGGTGACAGGGACCCTCGCACGGCATCCGCGCTAGCGAAACTGGTGCACGATGCCCTGCATGTTCCGGACATTCAGACATTCACCAGCGAAGGCAGGGGCATAATCCTTTGCGCAGCCAGGCAATCCGAACCCGTATCGCTCGGTCCGGATGAAAACGGGCGATACGAGTTCAGCGATAATTTTCAACTCATTACCAAATAATCAAGGAGGCATATTATGGCCGATTATGTTAGAAGTGTAGATGTCATTGTAAAGATCGGAGACGTTGCGATACTCGGTCAGCGCGGCGCGAAACTTACCGTTTCACGCGAAACGACCGATTATACGACCAAAACCGATTATCCTGACAAAGTTCTGAGGGCGAGCTGGAATGACGCCAGCATAGACTGTGACGGCCTTCTGCAGACGGGCTCGAGTGGCTTTGTCGATATATGGGACCAAATGATGAGTGAAACCCTTGTGGATATCGAGTTCACAATCGGCGATACCGGCGAGACGATCACGGGCAGCGCAATTATGACCGGTTTAGATTGCGACGCCCCGCAGGATAAGGAGCCTACGTACACATGCAAGCTCGAGAAGTCCGGCGAATGGACTGCCACGAGTGGGAGCTAATCAATGAGTAAACGGACCTTTATAGCCGTCGTGGATGGCGAGACAATCGAGATTCCCACCACGATGAACGTTCTCAATGCTGCTCAGGAACTGAGTGAAGTATCGCTGATGGAGGCGATTGCGGAAAACAAGCTGGGCCCGATCATTCAGGGCGTTATCGCCGTCGTCAGACACAATATGCTCGACCGGCCTGTGCCTAAAACCGAGTTGAAACTGCAACAGCAGCGGGAATCGGACAAGGCGTTGTATCGTGAAATTGGTGATCTGTGCGACTTCGCTGAAACACGGGACAACACCCTTGCGTTTATGCAGGCGATGATGCCGGAGGTTAAGAAGTCCTCAAAAAACGCAAGGGCGGGGGAGTCGAAGAGGAGTGCCTTACCTGGGGACACCTCAAGCGATACGCCTACGGACTCCTCCAATTAACTCCCGATCAGTTCTGGTCAATGGCATGGGCTGATTTCTGGGAGATGCTTGACGGGCGTGTTTGGTACCAGATGCAGAAAAACGGCGTCAAAGAGGCGCACAAGTATACATCCGATCAGGCCGCTAAAACCCGTGACTGGTTGCAGGAACGGGCGAAGAAGGCGGGATGGATGAAATGAAGGCAGTCGGCGAGTCAAAGAGATAGAGAGTCTGAGAGTTTGAGAGCGGGAGAGCAGAAGGGAGACACCTTCCATTCCCCGCTCTCTGACTCTTAAGCTCTCCGGTTCTTTGACTTTGGGGGTTTGGATGGCTACGAATATTGGCGGGATATACGGTCAGATTGGGCTTGATAATAAGGGCTTCAAGTCGGTTCTTCAGCAGTCAAAAAACGATATGGCGCGGGCTGCGCTCGAGCTGGAGAAATCCAGCCGGGTCAAGATCGATGTGGGCGAGTGGAAGAAGCTCTCCAGCCAGCTGCGTGCGATTCAGGCGCGCGCTACAGAGACGCGAAAAAAAATGCTCAAGGTTGCTGCCGGCAGTGATGAGGCGAAGAAGCTAAAAAAGGAACTTAGCGGCCTCAATGCGATGATAACCACCCTCAAGGCCGTGACCGCTCCCGGACGCCGGGAAATGAAGCGCCTGGCCGATGAAGAAAAGCTTGCTGCAAAAGAGGCGAAGCGCCTGGCGGATGCGGATAAGCAGGCGGCAAAAGAGGCCTTGGCTAACGCGCGCGCTCAGAGGCAGAAGAAAATGGCCATAATCACTGCCGCATCGGGGACTTCTGGCGGCGCGTTGGGCAGAATCGGCCAGGCGGGAGCATTCGGCGGAGCTGGGGCCGCCGCTGCCTCTGCCGCCATTGCCGCTGCCGCGGCAGGAGTCGGTATCGGCGTCGAAGCCTCCAAAACTGCTGCTGATATCGAGATGCAGACGGCGGCTTTCGAGGTGATGATGAAGTCGGCCAGCCGGGCCAAGGCGTTCGTTGCCGACCTTCTGGACTTTGCCAAAAATACACCATTTGAATTTGCCGGGTTGGTCGAAAACGCGCGGCTGATGATGACCTTTGGCTTCGAAGCCCAGAAGATATTGCCGATTTTGCGGGTTGTGGGCGATGCTGCGGGCGGGAACGCTGATAAGATCGACCGTATAACGGTTGCCCTCGGCCAGATGAGGGCTAAGACCAAGGTTTCCGCTGATGAGATGCGGCAGTTGACCGAAGCGGGTATTGCCGGCTGGGAAATGATCGCCCAGAAAATAGGCGTTGATGTGCCCACGGCTATGAAGATGGCCGAAAACGGCCAGATCACCGCGATTACCGGCATCAATGCGATTCTCGACGGTATGAATAAGCAGTTCGGCGGGGGAATGGAGCGGGCATCCAAAACCGCTGTCGGCGCATGGTCGAACGTCAAGGATACCGTCAAAATCGCTCTGGCTGAAATGGGAACCGCTATCAATAATGAATTGAAGCCTTTGCTGGTTCAATTTGCCAAAGATTTCCCGGAGGGTTGGGAGAAATTTAAGGCAAAGGCAAAAATTATGTGGGCTGCGGTTAAGCCATTACTTGGGCAAATGATTGCGGCATTAAAAGATATTTCGCCGCTTCTCAAGCTGATAGGCGCATTGATCGCGTCGTTTTCTGTCGGAGCCCTTTATGCGGTCGTGGCAGCTTTCAGGGCAATCGCCTGGGTCGTGGGAATTGTCGCAAAAGGGTTCAATTGGCTCTATAAGTCCGTCGCGAAATTAGCCGGCCACAAAAAGGCTCCTGCGACCGGCCACAAAAAGGCTCCTTCAAGGGTGGCCCGTCAAGAGGGTAGCTATTTGCAGGATGCCAATCCAGCTGCCGTTGACCCTGCCCAGCAGAGCGCTATCAGCTCGGCTGCAAGTGCTATCGCGTCGATGAACCGGGAGTTGGCCCTCAACGGCGATAGCAGTGCTTACGCCGCAATGCAGTACGACGTGCTGAACGGCGAATACGCGAAGGCGGATGAGGCTACGAAGAAGCAACTCCTATCACTGGCCAAGCAGAAAGATATGCAGGATGCCGCGCGGGAGGCTGCCAAGAAGCACGGCGAGGAGCAGAAGAAACTTGCCGAGAAAGCGAAGCAGGCTGCGGAGGCGATGAAAAGCCACTACGCCCAGAAGCTGCAGGAAACCCTGGATAATATGAAGAGTTGGGCGGGCAAGATGGCCGAGGCGATGAAGTCCTTCGCGGATGAGACGCTTCGGACCGTGAAAGATCAGCTCAACAAAGAGCGCGATGCCAGAAACGCCGCGGCTGATGCCGACAAATCCAGATACGAGAAACTGGCCGAGCTGGGCAATATAGGCGCGCGCGCAATGACCAATGTTGTGATGTTCAGGGGCGGCAAAGAGCAAGAAGACATTACGGCTGCTGATCTTACCCCGGGCCGTATCAGAAAAGCTGCCCAGGAGGTTCAGGCGAAGCGCGGGAACGAAGCGGCGATGGCCGGAAAGGTGCAGGGGAGCTTGTTCGGAAACGGCATCGCTCAATATGAAGAGTTCTCCAAGGGCAAGGGTATGGATATGTTCGGTGTGAAATTGGACGATCAGATAACGATCTTGAAGGACCTTGTGAAAATCGCATCCAGCCAGCTCTTTGCATTCGAGAATCTTTCGAGGGTTCGACCATGATCTATGGCATAGTGCCGGGTTCGGAAACTTATAGCGAAGAGGGCAAGGGCGGAGTATACACCGTTACCTATCGCTGCGATCGTGAAGATATACTGCCGGAAACGCCGTATAGCAACCCTTTGATGCCTCATTATGGTGATGAGATGCCTGGATACCCACTATTTCGATGCGTGGATGTGCGGGGGAAAGAGGGCAAGGGCGGAGATTGGGAGGTTACATGCACATACTCCACCGAACGCCAGCTCGCGGAGTCGTTTTGCGATGAAAGCCTGGAATTCAGCGTTGAACCCTGTGAGGACAATACGGGCTACGTCTGGGAGGATGCGGGGACGCCTGTTACCGAACCGTTACCCAAATATAGGCCGATCCTGGTTATAACGCTGAAATTGCGGGAGGCACTTTCGCCGCTGGATAAAATATTCTCCGAGTCCGTTCTTAACTGTGTAAACGAGAAAATATTCCGAGGGATCAGCCCAGGTTATCTGAAATTCGAGGGCGCAAGCGCGGATAACAGCTATGCGATGGATGGAACGCTGATCAGCGCGGCCAGCGTCTACAAATTCACTGCACGAACTAAACCATGGAATCAAGAGTGGCGGAAAGCTCTCCAGGCACGGGATGCCGATGGAAATTTGTTGGTGTGGCAGAACATCGATGATGCCCACCCATTTTTTACGGAAGATCAAGCTAAGATCGCCACTCCGGTTTGGGTAAACCAGGTTCCCGAATCCGATCCGGATACGACCAACATCGCCGGTACCGCCGATTGGGATACGCCAACGAAGGAAACATTACCATACTATCCTTCCTGCGACTTTGCAACGGAGCTGAATTTGCCCAGAAAGGCCGGGGACGGTTAGGAAACATAAATGGCTAACGTGCTTGTTTCGGAGGATCGGATAAAGGGGATCGAGGCGCGCCTGCGGCGGATCGAGGGAATGAAGGAAGGGCGCGGAATCAGTATCGCCAAGCCTCCGGGCGGGATTATTATATCGGCGAAGCCGAGCCCAACGGCTGTGGTGTCAGGTGCGACTATATCTACCTTCCTCGCCAAAATCGGCACAGCAACGCCCGATGGCGCGGATACCAACCGTTGGACGTATGCCTTCGAGGAGATGACCAAGGGCACGGCGGTCGGGTATGCGGCTGATTGCTGGATCAGCAAAGAGGGTGGCCGAACCGGGACGGCTTATAACTACAAAGAGGTTTACAACAGCAATACGCCTGGGGTTCAGGGTAATGGCATCGATACATCCAAGCTGCCCGCATCGCCTGCTACGTTTGCGTTAAGCCCGGTTCCCCCGATTGGTCTTGTCGAAATGACCGAGGTTAAGTTCAAGAATGGCGATGGTGACCCTGTGACCGAATATTGGTTCTCTTACTCGAACGCCGTAAACGGGAGTTGCACGGAATCATGACAAGTTATCAGTGGGAATGTTGCTGTTCCGTAAACCCGATTTGGCTGGCATCGCTTGCCCAAAACTTCGATAAAGATTTTGAATCCACTGCCGCAAGATGGGTTATGGCGGAGCTATCGCCCGCGGGAGGTGACCCAGTATGGAGCGAGATAAGCAGCAATGATATAACTCTCGATACAGGCAGCGACGTTACTAGCCCGCGTCGAATATCCATCGGAATTGCGCCCGGCCAGAATAAACGCCCGCATTGCGCATGGGCAAGCGACCGTAAGATTTACTATGCCGCACTGGATGATGACTATGTATGGCAGGAGTCGGTTCTCCGTGACGAAACTGTGGAGCCTTGTATAGAGCAACATTTTCATGCAGAAGACGTCATGCTTGCGGTAGGGCAAGACGGAAGTGACCATATTATTTATAAAGATGAGATACATCGTCTTCTCTATTACGGAGTGAGGCGGGATGTAGAGTTCACATGGGAACCCATGAATACCTGGGCCGAAGGTTCCCCATTCTACGGCCCCCTGAACCAGAATATTAAACTTACCAAGCACGACGAAGTCACCGATGGTGGGTTTGAACTGGGCGGCGGAAGCTGGGCGGCGCTGGGCGAAGCCAATTACACAATTGATAATGTCACGTTCAAAACAGGTGAAGCATCGCTAAAGATTACCGGCGATGATACCACCGCCGCCGGCAAGGTTGCGCAGGGTATTCAGCCTGTCTATGACGAGCCTTACACATTCTCTGCCTGGCTAAAGTGTACTGGGCTGGCGGAAGATTGGTCTGGCTCGGTAGTGGTGGAATTCTTCGATGATACCGGGATACCGATCGGCAGTGAAACCGTGGGCTCCGTCACCGGAACTACTGACTGGACGTTTCTTACTACACAGGTAACCGTTCCTGAAGACACTATCCGCACTCGTGTTTGTTGTGTATTAGATAAGGACGAACTGAGTGTTAATACCAATGATGGGACAGTCTGGTTTGACGACGTTAAGTTCTGGAAGGAAAACCAGGTGGTAGCATCCTGGGATACCGTTGCAGGCACCATCGGCCAATTGTGGATCGCTCGAAAAGAACAGATCGAGGT